ATTTTACAACTACTTTTTGTAGTTAAAAAAAACGGGCTTGCAATTAAGTAAGCCCGTCTGTAGTATTAGGTGTGTTGGTGAAGAGGTTACAGCCTCATTCGAGCCAGCGAAAATACAGGAAAAGCTAACGCCAACACAAAAGTAGTTTATCAAACGTGTTTGTACGTTACAAGACCTTTCCGACATTTCGCAGCTTGAATCCGACATTAATAATGTGGGTTTCTTTAGCGTTGCCACTCAAAAAAACAACTCTCATGTCACCAAGACTTTAAACTGGGATAGCAATCACGCACAGGACTGATGGGACTGACCAAAGCCGCAGCAAGGCCAAGGTACAAACATAGTTAGCGGACACACACTAGGGGGCAGACCAGCCCATCACGGATGATAAAAGGTTTATGTAAATTGTGTGATTGGATCAGCAAATAGCATATCGTTGGTAAAGGTTCCCAGTACAAACTACTAGGTGTCCCTAACCATCTAAATGACTTCTGTGCTTAAAAAAAGAAACATAAGAAATTAATTAATTCTTTGAACAAAAAAGTATCTGATGTTTACACTTGTGTATTAATGCTGTACGATCAAGTTTGTTTTGCAGAATATAAAAAAATACAGGGCATACACATGATTAATCTAAGACCTCATCAAGAGCAAGCGATAAATATGCTCAGACAGTCAATCCGCAGTGGCAAGCGCAGGCCAATCCTTGCAGCACCTTGTTCATTCGGTAAGACAATCACAGCAGCCGCACTAATGGCATCAGTAGCCGCTAGGGGCAAGAAAGGCATCTTTATCTGTGACCGAATCAAGTTAGTGCAGCAGAGCCTTGAAGAATTTACCAATCACGGCTTGCAGTTTGGTGTGATACAAGGCAACCATGAGTTGACTAACCGACACGCACCGATCCAGATTGCTAGCATCCAGACATTGGCGCGTAGGCCCAGATTGCCAGATTTTGATCTAGCCATTGTTGATGAGTGTCACACACACTACGCATCATTGACCAAGATCATGGAAACATACAACAACATTCCTTTCATCGGCTTGTCAGCTACGCCTTACTCTAAAGGTCTAGGTAAGCACTACGATGATCTTCTTGTGCCAATCACTCCACGCCAGTTACTTGAGCAAGGCTACTTATGCCCAATTGACTACTTTGGTGGACGCAAGGTGGCATTGAAGGGTGTTAAGACCAAAGCATTAGCGACAGGGGGCAGTGATTACGATCCTGCCAGCCTAGCAGCGGCTACAGAGGATGATAAGGGTTTAGTGGGTGACATTGTGCGTAACTGGCTAGAGCATGGCGAGAACGGTCAGACCATTGCCTTTGCACCAAGCATCAAACACAGTAAGCACTTGGTCGAGACATTCAACAAAGCTGGTGTAACCGCAGAACATATTGATGGCTACATGGACGCAGAGCAAAGACAGGTTATTTATGATGCACATGACAGGGGTGAATTTAAGATACTTTCATGCTCACGACTGCTTAATACTGGCTATGACGCACCAACGGTCACTTGCCTGATTGACTGTTTTCCTACCAAATCACTCATTAGTTTTGTACAAAGAGCAGGCCGAATCATGCGTACAGCCGATGGTAAGACTAAAGCGGTGTACTTAGACCATGCTGGCAACGTAGCGCGTCACGGGTTTGCAGAGGACGTTGTGCCTGATGAATTGGACGATGGAAAGGAGCGGTTTAGCGAGAAGAAGCAGACTAAAGAAAAGAAGGAGCCGAAAGTTAAGGAGTGCCCACAGTGTACACAACAGATGGTTGGCCTACGCTGCAAGTGTGGTTACGAAATCCCATTGACTGAGCAGCTAGAATCTACTGAGGAAATGCTGGTTAAGCTAACGCCAGAGCAGCGTAACAGGAAACACAGCAAAGAAGATAAGTCTACGTTCTACAGTGAGCTATTGCTGTATACCCGTAGCAAGGGTTATAAAGAATCATGGGCAAGTCACAAGTACCGTGAGCGATACGGTGTGTGGCCCAATGCTATTAAGCCGCACATGGTCAATGGCATTAGTGATGAAACCAGAAGTTACATTACCAGTACCCAGATCCGCTGGTCTAAAAGCAAAGGAGTTGCAGCATGAGCGTAGAAGCGATTTTAACGATGTTAGAGGGTGTCAAATCTAACGGGGCTAACAAGTGGGTAGCTTTATGCCCAGTTCACGGTGACAAGACAGCCAGCATGGGTATTAAAGAACTTTCAGATGGCAAGGTGCTGATTAACTGTTTTGCTTGCGGAGCTAACGCAATGGAGATTGTAGAGGCTGCTGGGGTGAGTGTCAGTGAGTTATTCCCACCCGACTCAAGTAGACCTTCTGGGCCTAGCCGTGAGCAACGAGCTACGATAGAGACTGACAAGGTTTGCATGATGATCTATGAAGCTGACAAGCGAGGTGGCAGGCCGCAATCGTTAGCTGATTACAAGCGTTACAAGTTAGCTAGGGAGCGTCACGCTGCAATGACAAGTTCAGGGTAATTCGGAAACCCTGAAAATAAATTAACAAATAAGTAACAAAAGTGTTGCACATATCAACAGAAGTGTTATAATAGTTCCAAGTTAAGTAAATAAACAAACGCAACGGAGCATAATATGACTAACACTTACCCACTAACTAATTCTGGATTGTATGAACTACGATGTGACATTAAAAACCTTGTAGATAATGTAAAAGTAAATGAAAGGGTATTAGCAACATTACCAAAAGGTCATAAGTTTGAAAAATTTCATCAAGATAAAATTGCAGAAATAGATAGCAAATATTGCGAATTGCGTCAGGAACTTAGAAATCGCGGTGTAATTAACTAACAAACAAACGGGGCTACGGCCCCAAGGAGCATCACATGACTGACTACACAGAATTTGACGGTGGACTTTACGGCACAGACCCAAGCTATATGGTAACGGTCAATGGCTCATCTTTAGGTATGACTTTTAGCTTAAATTACGCTTTAGAAGATTACGCTGGTTTATGTGATGAATCTAATGGTCTTGTTAAGCTTATTAAAATATTCCCACAGTACAATTTAGAAGAAGATACTTTTGACTACGGGTTTGCAATTAAAATTACTGTTAAAACTAACATGGATTACGAGGTGGCAGCATGAGCAGCTATACATACCAAGACCTGCAAGCAGATCTAAAGAACCATGCCAAATACAAGCATGATGAGAATGTGGCTAAGTGGCTACAAAGCCGTCCAGAAGTAGGTGCTTTAAATAGCGGTAAGTTTTACATTTACGCTGGAGCTAATCGGGTTTACACAGAAATAGAGGTGTTTTCGTGAACATTAACGGATTAATAAATGTACAAATAGATGGCATTTGCATGGACGATTACCCTGATTTCGTGGATGCGTATATCTCTTACGCAGAAGATTCTAATGGCAATTCATTGTCAGATGATCAGCTAGAACGCCTTACTAACGACAATTCAGAGTTTGTTCAGCAAATGGCTCACGAAGAAATCATGGGCAGGGTGTAACATGAAAACTCAAGTAGGCTACAGCGTTAGCAATAAAACAAAGGTTGGCTACAGTATTGGAGGTGAAAGCATGAGAGACTTTAAACATTTGGCATCAAGCCAGTTAGTCGTTAAGAAGGTTAAGCGAGACTACACTACACGCATACTTAGTTGCATTGGCGCAGTAATCGGTTTAGTCTGCTGGATATGGTTTTTAAACGGATTGCTGGCATGAGTAACGAGCATTACAGAACAACGTACTACTCTAAGACGGAAGCTAAAGCCATTGTTAAGCGCAATGAGGATCGAATGACTACCCGTGGTAGGAACATTTACAAGGCCAGAACTGGCGTTAGTGATTACAAAGATGCGAAGTTGCTGGGTTTAACGATAGAAGATTATCGTAAACTAGTGGTATAATAAACTATTAAGTTACGTCCACCCGTAATCGGAGACAGTCATGGCAAGGCCAACAAAGTACACACCTGATCTATTAGTAAAAGCTAATGAATACCTAAATACCTATACTAGACTGATTCCAAGCCATCAGGACTTGTGCTTGAGTTTAGATATTAGTGAATCTACGTTGTACGATTGGGCGCAGAAACATGATGAGTTTTCGGAGATATTAGCTAAAGTAAAACTAACACAGTTCACAGTGGCTATGGATGGTGGGCTAGGAGGCGAGTTAAACGCTAACCTAGTTAAGCTGCTAATGGGTAAGCATGGCCTGTCAGAAAAGAGTGTAGTAGATCAGATCAGCAGTGATGGCTCAATGGCTCCTAAGTCTAAGATAGAACTGGTCGCTAAAGAATT